TTCGCGAAGGGCATGGAGAGGGCCACGCGGAGCATCGGCGAGGCGCGCGTCGGCACGGGTGCGCTGTACGCGATGTTGCGGAAGAGCAACCGCGGTCTGCTGGAGCAAGTGCAGTCGGCGGGCTCGACAGCGGAGGCCATTGACCTGCTGTTTGAGAGCATGGCGCGTCTTGAGGACCCAGCGGACCGGGCGGCGTTCGCCGCGGCGGCCTTCGGTCGCGCGGGCGCGAAGATGGCGCTCATGACGGAGAACGGCGCCGATGCCCTTCGTGACACCCGGAAGGAGTTCGAGCGCTACTTCGGCGTGGTCGACGACGACGCGCTCAAGCAATCTGAGGGATTCGTCGACACTCAGGCGCGGCTCGACCTCGCGATGGCGGGGCTCAAGAACACCATCGGCAACGCGCTGATCCCGGTTGTCGAGCCGCTGCTGAAGCAGTTTACCGAGTGGGCGAGCCTCAACCGTGAGTTGATTTCGTCGCGGGTACAGGACTTCGCGCGCAAGCTAGTGACGACTCTGCGGTCGGTGCCGTGGGGCAAGGTGGGCGACGGGATCGCGCGCGTGTGGAATGGGCTTGGCCGCCTCGTCGAGATGCTCGGGGGTATCGAGAACGTGGTGCCGGCGGTGTCTACCATGCTGGGCGTTGGCCTGGTCGGGAGCCTGACGTCGCTCCTGGGACCGCTGGGCCTGGTTGCTGGAGGCATCGCCGCAGCGGTGGCGCTCTAGGACGACATACCACCGGCGGTGAGACGGGCAGCGGCAGCGGTCAAGCGGGCGATGGGCCCGGTCATCGACACGATCGGCAAGGCGGTCGACGACGCGCTTCACCTCATCGATCTGCTCGAGCGACATTCGCGCCTCGAGGAGTACGAAGACCGCATTGTGCGGGTCTCGGCCGTCGAGCGGTTTGGCAAAGCTGTCTCGGCGGCCAACCCCTACCAGGGGTCGCTCGGCGATCTCTTTGAGGCGGTGTCGACGGGTGGCGCGTCCGTGCGAAAGAAGTTCGAGCGGACCTTCGTCGATGAGCAGCGCAAGTGGATCCGCGCTCGCATGGCTACAGCGCCGCTCGGCCCGCAGAAGGGCGAGGTCATGGTCCGCGTGAAGCTCGAGGGCGACGGCGCTGAGCGGGCTACGGTGGTCCGCACCGAGTCCAAGTCCCCGCTCGGCCTCAAGGTCGGCGTGCGAACCGTGGGGGCGACGCCGTGACGTGGCGAGACCAGATGCAGCCGGCGTCCTTCAGGGGGGTGGCGTTCCACGTTCCAGAATGGACGCTCGGGACGGGCCGTCTGGGCCCTGACCACGAGTTTGTCGGCAGCGACTCCGCCTACGCCGAGGACACCGGGGGCGAGGCCGAGCGCGGCACCTTTACGGCCACGGTTTTCGGCGACGATTGGGTCGAGCGGGCGACCGATCTTCGAGACGCGCTGCGCGAAGAGGGGCCGGGCGTCCTCGTTCACCCCTTCCTCGGTCGGCGCACGGTCCAGATCCGTCACGTCGACATCACGCAACGGATCACCGACGAGGGTCCGGTCGTTCGGTTCGCGATCAACTACACCGAGACGGGCGACCAGCAGTGGCCCCTCGTCATCGACGACACCGAGGAGCAGGCCCGAACGCAGTCGGCGGCGGCCAAAGCTCGCGCCATCGCGGCGTTCGCGTCGACCTTCGACGTAGAGGACGTGCCGGGGTGGAGCCGGGCGAAGTCGATCACCAAGGTCGGCACGCTCGCAGCGGCCATCACGACCGGCACAGTGACCTCGACAACTGCGCTTCTGTCGAGCGCGGTCGACACTCTCGAGAACGACGCCTCGACGCTGGTGGACACGCCGGCCGACCTCGCTGCGGCGTTCCAGTCGGCCATCGACCAGATCACGACCATCGCCGGGTGCGACTCGCTCACCGCCGACGCGGGAGCCGACGACACGTCCTCCGTGACGTCGACACCGAACACGGACGTTGCTGACGCTAACGACACGGCGATGGACCGGCTCGTGCGTCGCCTTACCCTCGCCCGGGTCGTAGAGCTCGCAGCGGACACAACATGGGACGTGGCGGACGACGCCATCGAGGTTCGCAACACCTACGCGGCGCGCATCTACGCCGAGGCCGACAAGTCGGACAGCACTACGCGCGAGGAGCTGATCGACCTCGCCTCGGCCTTTGTCCTCGACATCGACGCCCGCGTGGGCAACCTCGCGCGGCTGGAAACGCTGGTCCTTGATGTGCCTTTTGAGACCGCGCTGACGCTGGCCTGGGACCTCTACGGCGACGCCGGCCGCGCCCTCGAGATCGTGGAGCGCAACGGCATTCGGCACCCGCTCTTCGTCGACGGTGGCGAACTCGTGGTGGCGTCCTCATGAGCGTCGAGATCCGAGTTGGCGGGAAGCGCTACGGTGGATGGACCGAGGTGTCGGTGCGAACGTCCCTCGAGGAGTCGGCGGGGCAATTCCGCGTGGTACTCTCGGCGTTTGACCCGGGCACCGAGTCGCCGCTGGACATCGGCGTCCAGAAGGATTGCTCGGTCTGGGTCGACGGGACCAAGGTCATCACCGGGATCGTGGAGCGGGTGACGGCACGAGACGCGGTGGACGGATCGCTCGTCCAGCTCGAGGGCCGGTCGAAGACGGCACAGCTTGAGTGTTCGGTCGCGACCGCCAAGGGGCGACACAAGCGGCGGACCCCGCTCCAGATCGCCCAGGCGCTAGCGGTCCCCTTTGGCGTGACGGTCGCCGTGGGGGAGGGCGTGACGCTGACTCGCCAGGTTCGGTCGTGGACGGCCAAGGCCTCCGAGAGCGTCCACGGGGCGATCGAGCGGCTGGTCCGGCCCGACAACCTGCTGCTGACGGATGACGCTGACGGCCGGCTTGTGCTGACGAGCGTCGCGCAGTCGGGGCCGGTGGCCCAGACCATCCGCGCGGGCGAGGGCCCGGTGCTTGCGGTTGAGTCGACGGCGGACGCGACCGAGGTCTTTAGCGACTACTACTGCCGGGGTCAGAGCTACGGCACGGACAACGACAGCGGCGAGGCGGTGTCGTCGCCATCGGGCTACGCATCGGATCCCGACGTGACGCTACACCGGCCGACGGTCATCGACGCGGACGGGGCGTCGGGCGCTGCGCAGTGCCGGGAGCGAGCTCGAGCCGAGGCAGCGACGCGGGCCGGGCGCTCGGTGCCGGTGCGCGTCCAGGTTCAAGGCTGGCAGTGGGCGGACGGTACGGTGGTGCAGAAGGGTCAGCGGGTGCGCGTGGTGAGCACGACGGCACGGCTTGACGGCGTCTTCGTGGTGGTCTCGGTCGACTACACAAAGAGTCACGCGAGCGGGACCATCGCGGATCTCGTGCTGCTACCCCCGTCCGCGTTCACCGTCGACGAGATCGTCGCCAAGCCGTCGAAGCGTCGCGCATCTCCTCGCCAGTCGCTCGCCGAGGCGCGGGCTGAGGCTGCGGCGACGCTCACCCAGATGATGCGCGCGGCCGTGGGGGTGTGGAAGTGACCCGACTCGTCGACATGTTCCTCCGTGGCGTCGTGGACCGGGTCACCGACTCGTCTAAGTTCCAGGGCGTTGTCGCCAAGCTCCGCGCATACGACGACCTCGAGGACGGGCCGGACGGCTCGGGCGTGGAGCATTGGCTCCCCTACGGATTCACGGCGGTCGCGAAGGCTGGTGCCGAGGCGCTGGTCGGCTACCTCGGGGGCGACTCGGACAAGGCCGTCGTGATCTCGGTGGGCGACCGCCGGTACCGGCTGACGGGGCTTGCCGAGGGCGAGGTCGCGCTCTACGACGACCAGGGTGCCAAGGTGCACCTGACGCGCTCCGGGATCGTCCTTGAGCCGGCGTCGGGCCAGACGGTGGAACTGGGCGGAACCGGTGGGGCTCAGGTCGCGCGGAACGGGGACGGGACGATCGTCGACGGGACCACCGACTCCGCACTTTTTGTGTTCCTGGGCCAGGTCCAGTCCGGGATCGTCGCTGCGGGCGGGACGTGCCCGCCTCCTCCGACGACCATCACGGGCAAGGTCAGCGCCGGCTCGACGACGGTCAAGGCGGTGGCATGACCGACTTCATCAACAGCCTTCGCGGACTCGACGGCACGACCGCCTCGGGCCGCTTCGCCATCTTTCCGCCCCAGGGCGAGAGCGACCAGGCGAGCCTCGACGAGCTGCGCGAGGCCATCGTAATCAGCCTGCACACCGACCGCCGGGCCGATGCATCCGAGCTGCCCCACGGCGTGCGCAACCGCGGCTGGTGGGGCTCGACCTACGAGACCGGCGACGCCCTCGGCTCGCTTCTCTGGGCGGTTATGGCTCGCGGCATGACGACCGCGAGCGCGGCGGCCTACGCTGACGCGGCTCGGGCGGCCTTGAAGTGGCTCACCGACGACGGGGTGGCGGACAAGGTCGACGTGACGGCCGAGCGCGTGAACGGCGGCGTTCAGCTCACTACCATCATCCACCGGGGCAACGCCGAGCCCTACAGCTATGTCTGGGAGGCTTACCGTGGCCAATGACCCGGAATCCGGCTTCGTCGTCCCCGATATCGACCGCACGATCAATGGGGTAAAGGACGACATCAACGCCCGTCTCACCGGGGCGGACGCATACCTCCCTTACATCGGCCAGGCGCTCCGCCGTCGTGTGACGAACGCGATCGCGATCGCCCTCGGCGGTGCGGTCTGGGGCGTCCACGCCTTCGTCGGGCGCGGGCTTCGTCAGCTCTTCCCGCACACTGCGCCTGATTGGGGCGTGCTTGCATGGGCGGACATTTTTGGACTCACCCGCATCCAGCCGACGACGGCCGCGATCACGGTGACGTTCACGGGCACCGCCTCGACGTCCATTCCGAGCGGCACCGAGGTCGTCGACGGCAACGGCAACGCCTACACGACCGACACGACGGATAGCATCGGTGGCGGCGGGTCGGTGACCATCGCTGCCACGGCGAGCTTCACGGGGACGGCCGGCAACCTGGACCCAGGCGCGGTGCTGACTCTTTCCTCGGCCATCTCGGGCGTAGACTCTGATGCGGCGGTCGCGTCGCTGGCAACGGCGGCGGTCGACCTCGAGACCGTCGAGGCGCTTCGGGTTCGCGTGCTCGAGCGCATGCGTCGCCGAGGCTCCACGGGCACACAGGGCAACGCGGCCGACTACGAGACTTGGACGCGCGAGGCTCTGAGCACGGTCGACAAGGTCTGGGTGCGGACGCCTGCGGGCGGCGCGCTCCCCGGAGAGGTTGAGGTGCGCTTCACGACAACGGACGGGCCCATCCCCGGTTCGGGCGAGCGGGACACGGTGCTCGACTACATCAAGGGCACCAGCGCCGAGAGCTACACCGACGGCAAGGCTCCTGCCAACGCCTCTCCCCAGGTCCCCGCGCTGACGGGAGAGGCGACGACCTTCAATCTGACGATTACGCCGAACACGACCGCCCAGCAGGCCCTTGTCGAGGCCGAACTCGACGCGCTCTGGGATCGCGAGTCGGAGCCGGGCGGGACGATCTACCTCTGGCAGATCCATGGGGCCATTGATGCGTCGGGTGTGGACACGCTCATGGTGAACACCATCAACGGCCTGGCCCCCGCTGACGTGTCGGCGACGTCCATCGACCACCTCACCACGCGCTCCACGGTGACTTTCGCATGAACGGATACTTCCCCGACAAGACGGACGCCGACTACCGCGACGTCTTGCTCCGCCTGCTGCCCGACGGCGCGGCGTGGGACAAGGGGGAAGGGTCCGGCCTCTATCAGGCCGCGTATGCGTTCGGTGGCGTCCTCTCGCGCGTCCACAACCGTATCCTCGACGCCATCCAGACCGAGGGCGACCCGCGCACCGCGGACGAGACGCTCGAGGCATGGGAAGAGTCCTGGGGGCTTCCCGACCCGTGCGCGACGGCTCCGACGACGGACGCAGCGCGGCGCGCTGCCTTGCACGCCCGAGTCGTGGACACGGGCGGCCTCACCATCAACGACATTGTCGAGGTCGCCGCTGCGCTCGGCTACGTCGTGACGGTCACGCCGGTCTACCAGGTGTACTTCCGCGTCGGCATCAGCGAGATCAGCGACGAACTCTGGTCCTGGGCCGACGCCGACAAGCTTCTCATCACCGCCGACACGGCGGGTGCCCTCGTCTCCACCGACCTTTTCGAGTGCGCCATCAAGCGCTTGATTGCCCACGCTACGTGGGAGTTCACCTACACGCCTTAGGAGGGCCGCCATGTTCCGCCCTGACGGACCCGATACCGTAGCGTCCAAGCCAACCCCCGGAGCCGCTGGCACCGAGGGCTGGTTCGAGCCCGGCACCGTCTTTGACACGGACACCGCTAACCTCATCGTCGGCGAGCTGCGAGAGATCGCCGTGCTCGGCGGGCAGTCGGCCGACAAGACCGACCACACGCAGTGCGCCACGGTGCTTGCTCCCGTCCAGACCCTCGACTCGGACTCGAGCGACACGGGCTACGAAACGACGTACCAGACCCGCCTCGTCGCGGCGTGCAACACGAGCCGAGCCAGCGGTGACCGCTCCGTCTCGATGGCGTCCAACGGCGGATGGGCTCAGGGCGACCAGTCGACCGTTGTTGCGTCCATCGGTGGCCGGACCGGGGCGAGCTCGGCGCAGGCCGCCGTCATCGCGTGCGGGAAGACGGGCAACCTTTCGGTGAGCGAGGCGACGGGCACCGCGGCCGCGGTCATCGCCTGCACCGGCGACCGCACGGGCCGCAACCCCACCGCGTCGGGCGAGGCGGCCGCGGTCATCGCCTGCATCAACGACGCTGCGGCCCCGGTCGCGTCGGGGACGGCTGCCGTACTCGTGGCCTGCGACGGGGGCACCGTCTCGGGCACCACGTCGGCCGCCATCGCCTGCCAGGAGACGGATGTCTCGGGCGTAAACCCGACCGCGGCCATCGGCTGCAACGGGTCCGAGGTGACGGGTGCCCACTCGGTGCTGGTGGGGTCGATCAATGCCCGGCTCACGACCGACTTCGCGCTTGCGCTGGGCTACTCGGCCTCCCCGCTGGCTGGATCGGGCGACGAGAACATCACGATCTTGCTGGATGGGCAGCAGGGCCGCGTCATCGCGCAGGAGCTGGACATCGACGACGGTGTGGCGCTCGGCGGCGGCGCGACGCCCACGCTCGGGACGATCGGTG